GGGTACCCTGGGATTGAATTATCACATACAAACTGTGCAATTTGATTCAGTGATAGCACCCAACAAAACCAGTAAAAGCAGCAACATGATCAAAGGATCAATGACCATACTGGAACCCTATGGTGTGACCTTGATTGACACACTGATTGCTGCCTCCTGGGACGGCAAAACCTACCAAAACTACTGTGAAAATCCCTACATGTTGCAGTTGGAATTCAAAGGATACGACGACAACGGAGAAGAAATCCCCAAGGGCGAAAGTGACGTGACCACGTACACCAAGCGATTCCCCATCAGGTTGCTGACCATGAAAGTGGAAGTGACCACAAGAGGCACCGAATACAAGATAGATTTTGTGCCTGCCGGAGGACATGTGTTACAGTCCACGGAGCTATCTACCACGCCCGAATTGTTCAACATCACTGCTGGTACAGTGGGAGAATTTTTCAAAGAGCTAGAAGAAAAGTTTTTGAATTTTCAAGTCGGGTTGATAGCTAAAAACAAGGCCACTCATGGCGACGGATTCTTTTTTAAGATAGATCCCGGAATTCGTGACAGCAAGATAGTAAACGAAACCAAGGTATCCTTGGCCAAGGCCAATCCCAAGGTCAAAGACATACAACTAGACAAATCTAATTTTACCATACCTCGTGGCACGCCCATATTGGATATCATAACCAAGGTCATGGCACACAGTGATTTTCTCATAAAAGAACAGTTGCGGCTAGAAGCCAATGCATACGAAAATCCTGCCAGCGTGGATCAAACTGGTATCTTTAACGCCATCAAGACCACAACCAAGATTGAATACGGTGGAATTGATATTGATGGTAACCGACAAGGACCAGAAATAGATGTGCGGACCAATCGCTATCCCAAACTAGTCACTTACAATATCCAACAATACGCCATGTGGTCGGTACGACGCCCAGAGGTGCCTACCTTGTACACCGATACCATTCCTTACACATCAAAATATTACAATTATCTGTACACCGGGTTGAACACCGACATCATTGATCTCAAAATAAATTTTGACAGCACCTACTATACTGCAATCATGGCATTTACAGCAGCCAAGGCCGCCGAAGACAGCACCGAGGACACAGAATACGAGCAACTACAAACTACAGGTCGAAATGTTGTGAGCCTGAATCCGGCAATTATTTCCAAGATACATCCACAACTGGCCAGCATACCCACCATCACTCCTGTGAAATACAGATTCATAGTGGGCGACAGATCTGTCACTTCGGGCATGAACGTGATTGACAGACCGGCTGCACAGTCGGCTGCTGATGTGTTAAAAAGTATATATACTGCACAAAATCAAGAAATGCTGGCCTTGCAATTGACCATAGTGGGCGACCCTACCTTGATCAAACAAGACGATTGGTTGTACATACCTGACCCTGAATCAGCATCAGACTTCAACAACTGGAGCATTTCTGCTTCGGCTTATGCTCGGCGCAATGGACATTATCCCATGGATCGCGGTGAGGTAATTGTGAAAGTCAACATAAATTCTCCAGTGGACATGGACATAGACCTAGAAAATCAAGGACTGGCATATCCACAACCACAATACAGCCCAAGCCTGTTCAGTGGACAATACAAGATACTGACTGTGAACAATCGATTTGCCAATGGTAAATTTGAACAGGTGTTGAGTCTGGTGAGAATCATGAATGACGAAGCCCCTAACTTCTACAATCAGGCTACCAACACCGGAAATCGCAGAACAGATGGACCAGTTGAAGTGGGCTATAACAACGATCAGGATCTGGTGCCAACCAACCCAAATCTTCCACTTGGGGACAATTATGACCCCGACAATGTCAGCAACGAACCTATTCCTATTCTTGACACAAACATTCCAATAGACAGGGAGTCTTTGTTGCCCTGGGCAATACAAGTCAATGGCGATTCAAGACAATAGAGGAATCAATTAAAACATGGCCACAGATCAAATAAGAAAATCAGGACCCGATCCAACCTCGGTCCTAGACAGCAAGACATCGTCATACTCGCCTGGCCCATTCGAAGCCATAGTGGTATCGCATGTGGAAGGCAACAGGATGGGACAACTGCGAGTCAAGATCACCGAAGACACTGGTCGGGTCACGCCGGCTACAGCCGACGACACAGTGGTAGCCAGCTATTGCAGCCCATTTTATGGTACTACCTACGGCACCGATGCACAAAATCAACAGTTGCCTGACGGACCATTTACAGTGGGACAAAGTTATGGCATGTGGATGGTACCGCCCGATATTGGCAACAAGGTCTTGGTTATTTGCACACCCAGCGGTGCCTGGTACTGGATTGGTTGCATCTATGACTCCAGCAGCCATCACATGGTTCCCGGCCTTGGTCGAGCCATTGGCGGCAAGAATTTCACAAGAACTCCCACATCTATCACGGCCACTGGCAGCAGCGTGTTGCCGGTGGTAGAATACAGTACCAAAGAACCCACGGCCTTTGATGCCGACGGACTCACCAACACACCTCGATACCCACACGAGTTCCAAAGCCAGTTGTTGGTCAGACAAGGGCTAGACAGAGATCCCATACGTGGTGCTATCAGCAGCAGCAGCCTTCGAGAAGCACCCAGCAACGTGTACGGCATCAGCACACCCGGTAGAAAAATAACCAAAGGCGATCAAATTGCTGGTGCTCCACAGATTGTAATTGCCAGAACAGGTGGACATCAGTTTGTCATGGATGACGGCGATGCTGACGGCAAAGACCAACTCATGCGACTACGCACCTCCGGTGGGCATCAAATACTCATGAACGATTCCGAGCAGGTACTATATATTGCATCTGCATCAGGCAATCAATGGATGGAATTCAGCAACAATGGTCAGATCAATGTGTATGCTGGAGCTGGATTTAATCTACGCACACAAGGTGTGCTAAATCTTCACAGTGATGTGTTGTTGAACCTTAGTGCACCAAATATCAAAATGACCGCGGTGGGCAATGATAAATCTCCCCTGGGCTCCATCAGCATGGCCACATCAGGAAACTTCAGTGCTTCGGCAGTGGGACTTGCCAGCCTCAAATGCAACGGTATGTTGACCTTGAGTGCTCTAGGCAAAGCCAGTCTGACAGCCGGCGGTTTACTCGACGTGTCTAGTTTGATCAAGACCACTGTGTTTGGCGGCATGTTGTTGTTAAACACCGGCAAACCCGGAATTCCAACACCAGTGACCCCACCCACAACCACGCCAAAAACAGATACCAAACTCTCGGGCGGACTATGGCAATCGGGCGGAACTATTGTGACCGGCTGTACTGTGGCTCCGGCCCACGAGCCCTGGACCGATGCCAGCGGAAAGAGACCTAAAAAATAATGGATGCAGGAATAGCTCAAGCCGCTCGCACAGCACCTCGAGACCCACTGCCAGTGGCCTGGTTGGGTCGTGCTGATGCTCCGGTGTCTTGTCCAGACTGGGCAGTGATAGCACAGTTGTCGGCCACACAATTGAGAAATCTACTGGCACAAATTGCTTACACCGCCAGTGCTTGGGATTATAAAAAAATTGGCAACAACAACGAATTGGGCAGATATCAAGTATCACCCCTAACGCTGGAAACCTATGGATATCTCACTGCTGGCTCCACAGCCAGCTACGGCACAGATTCGGCAAACTATCAGCATGTTTGGCGTGCATTTTTCAGCAACTATGCAGACTACTTGATCGAAATAGGCAGCCTGACAGAGTTTTTAAACAATGCCACAGCACAAGAATTTTTATCATATCAACGGCTAACAGACCTATACAACGGCTGTGTCAAAATTGGCTCCATCAAAACCAACGACACAGCCGACGTGGTGGCTGGCATGTTGTACGTGGCCTGGGAATTGGGAGTTGGCACACCATCCAACATAAACAATTCTTCAGGCTCGGGAGCCTATGCCTGGCGTTATTTTGGCGTGGGTGCAGGTGCCAGTCTCTATGCGTCGGGCAGATATACTGTGACGGTCTTGAGCAAATAAATACTATTATGACAATATATCGTGGATTCAGCACCAGGCTCAATGCCAAAAAATACAGCGTGACCGACTTTGCTTTGGCCAAGCAAGACATGATCAATCACTTTGAAATACGCCGGGGTGAAAAACTCATGAATCCTACATTTGGCAGCATAATCTGGGACATGTTGTTTGAACCCTTGACTGAGGATACCAAGCAAATTATCACCAATGACATCACTCGTATTGTGGGCTACGACCCCAGACTTGCAGTACAACAAGTGGCAGTGATCGAGCAGGACAACGGATTTCTCATAGAAATTATTGTTTCTTACATTCCCACAGATCAAACAGAAACCATTGCATTGAACTTTGATCGTGCCAACAACAGATTAGTTGCTAATTAACAGACCATATTATTCCGTACGATAAATACTTGATACGGATAAAATAACATGGCACAAACCACACGTCAAACCAATCTCTTAGTTCAGCAGGACTGGACCAAGATCTATCAAACGTTTACCAACGCTGATTTTACCAGTTACGATTTTGAGACACTGCGTAACAGCATGATCACCTATCTCAAAACCTACTACCCCGAAACATTCAATGATTTCTTGGAAAGTTCAGAATACCTGGCGCTGATTGACATGATTGCGTTCCTGGGCCAGAGTCTAGCGTTCCGTGCAGATTTAAATGCTCGTGAAAACTTCATTGACACAGCACAACGCAGAGATAGTATTTTAAAACTGGCCAGAATGCTCAGTTACAACCCACAGCGAAATACCGGAGCCAGCGGCCTACTCAAGGTAGAAAGTGTGCGTACCACAGAATCATTGACTGATAGTTCAGGTATCAATCTCAGCAATGCTACCATACACTGGAACGATCTAACCAACGAAAACTTTTTAGAACAATTTACCACTGTGATCAATGCTGCCCTGGTCAGCAGTCAGGCGGTAGGCAAACCAGCCAACAGTCAATACATCAACAATATCAAAACTGATGAATACACAATCAATTTGAACACAAACACTTTGCCAATAGCGCCGTTTAGTACAACCATACAAGGTAGCACAGTGGCATTTGAAGCAGTAAGCGCCACCAGCGTGGGAGAAAGTTATATCTACGAAGCTCCGCCAACTGCCATTGGCGGATTTAATATTCTGTATCGCAACGACAACAACGGCAACGGATCTAACAACACAGGATTTTTCTTGTATTTCAAACAAGGCAAATTAAATTCTACAGAATTTAATATTACCAATGCTATCCCCAACAATTACGTGACAGTGGCTTCTAATAACATCAACAACACAGACTGTTGGTTATACAGCCTGGATGTCAACAGAAACATCAACCAGCAATGGACCAAGGTTCCGGCTCTTAGTGGTATCAACGTGATTTACAATCAATTGTCACAGAAAAATCTATATCAGATCAACACCCGTACCAATGATCAAGTTGATCTGGTATTTGGTGATGGGGCATTTTCTAATGTTCCCCAGGGTAGTTTCCGTTTTTATTATCGCACCAGCAACGGCACCACCTATAGCATTACCCCCGATGACATGGCATCGGTCAGCGTGGCATTTAGTTATGTTAGCAAAAACAATCGTGTAGAAACACTGACCATCACAGCCAGTTTAAATTACACAGTGACCAATGCCAATGCAGCACCCAGTCTGAACAGTATTAAGGCATCGGCCCCACAGCAATACTACACACAAAATAGAATGATCACAGCCGAAGACTACAACATCTTCCCACAGACCAACTACGGTAGTATTCAAAAGATCAAAGCAGTCAACCGTACCAGCTCTGGTGTGAGTTTATATTTAGATGCCCTGGATCCCACTGGCAGTTTCTCCAGCACCAACATATTTGGCGACGATGGTACCATTTCTGCCAACAACAAAATTGGATCAGCACAGTTTGACTTTTTGACCGACAACGACATCTATTCAGCAGTTTTTGATCAAATTATTCCATTGGTCAACAGCACTGAAGTAAGAAATTATTACTACGGCAATGTATCAGTGTATCCAAGACTCAGTGGTAACACCAACACCGTGGCCGGTGGCAACATAAAATTCAATCAAAACACAGTCAGCACCAGCATCAGCACTGGCTTCTTGGCCAACACCGTCAGTAATGTCACACTACAGGTGGGATCCAATGTCAGCCACTACCTGCGTTATGTAGACACTGGTGCTGTGTTACAATTCAGTGCACCTGCGGGATTTAGATTTAACAGCGAGCACCAGTTACAGTCTGGAAACACACTGACTAATCCCGGCGATACTTTAAATTTTTATGCAGTGGTCACTGATGTTGCACCCGATTCGGATCCAACTGTGCCTAACAGAATCTCTCTGGGCACAGTAGTTCCCACTGGAGCAATTTTGAGTAACGTGAGCCTGGCCGGAGCAGAAGCCATAGTGCCGGCCTACAAGAATGATTTCAGTACCAGTTTGATCACAACCATGATCACGCAGATCAAGGCCTTGTTGAATTTTGGATTAAAATACAATACCGCGGTCAGAATACAATATGAAGACGGATCCTACGGTCCGTACGGAGTATGGCAAAACATCGGACCAGCCGACATTGGATCCAGTGCTGATTGGGTGTTAAAATTCACATACAATCAAGGGCTGTATGTAATTAACTATAAGACCATAGAGTACACGTTTGCCAGTGCCGGCAACACCAAGTTTTACTTTGATTCTACGGTACGTGTGTACAATTCATCCACCGGCATCAACGTCAATGACACTGTTAAAATTTTAAAAATCAACAACAAGCCTGATTCTGCACAAGCCTTGGATAATGAACTGTTATGGCAAATTTACAACACAATCACAGCTACCGATGGCTATGTGGACAAAACCAAGGTATTGGTGCGTGTGCCTACTACACAAGCAGAAATGATACCAGACAATCCAGATTTGTACAAGCAAACAGCCGGCAATAATGCCACACGAGCAGATTTGTATTTTCAATACAAACACAATGTTCCTGGTCGTAGTAGAATCAATCCCACACCAGTCAACATTATTGATATCTATGTGCTGACCTCAACCTATGCTACAGATTACACAAATTATCTCAGAGATCTCACAGGAACGGTGCTGGAACCAGACTTACCAACCAGTACCAGCTTGGAAACAGCCTACAATGATCTAGACAACTACAAAACAGTCAGTGATACTCTAGTTTACAATCCTGCCAAATTCAAACCCTTGTTTGGAACCAAAGCCGATGTGAATCTCAGAGCCAGATTCCAGGTAGTAAAAAATCCTGCGGTCAATGTCACAGACAACGAAATCAAGAGTCAAGTCATCAGTGCTGTGAATCGATATTTTGATGTGACTAACTGGGACTTTGGTGAAACATTTTATTTCAGTGAACTGGCTGCTTACTTGCACTCAACTCTGGCACCAAATATTTCCAGCGTGGTGATCGTACCAGCCAGCAACAATTTGGTGTTTGGTAATTATTTCCAAATCAACTGTGAACCCTGGGAAATAATTACCAGTGCTGCCACAGTAAACGATGTTGAAATAATTTCATCTATCACAGCTGCTCAGTTAAATCTGGGCAATACACTAATTGGAACGTATTAATGGCCATAGTCAATACACTCAATTTTTTACCTAGAGTATTTCGTACACCAACCAATCGCCGCTTCCTTGGTGCCACCATGGACCAATTGGTGTCAGACGCTATCAATACACCGGTCAACGGTTATATAGGACGCACCTTTGCACCTACTTATAAGATTGGTGACAATTACGTGCCCGAGTCAGATGAGTTAAGAAAAAATTATCAATTGGAGCCCAGTGTAGTAGTGACCAATCAAGCTGGCGACATAGAATTCAACACCGGTTACATTGACCTATTAAAAAACATACAAAACTATGGCGGTTTAATAGAAAATCAGCAACGCCTGTTTGGCAGTGAAATGTACAACTGGGATGGACATTTTGATTATGACAAGTTTGTAAACTATTTCAACTACTATTGGTTGCCAGATGGGCCAGACACCATATCCATATACGGAAATCAAGCACCGTACAATGCAGACTACACAGTGGTCAGAAACTCGGCCGTGGGCGGATACACATTTACCGGTGCTGGTTATCAGCCCAACACACAATTGACCTTGGTGCGTGGTGGAACCTACACATTTACAGTAGATCAACCCGGTAGTAATTTTTGGATCCAAAGTGCGCCAGGTGTGACCGGTGTTAATCCCAACGTACCCACGCTGAGTACCAGAGATGTGTTTGGGGTCACCGATAACGGTGCCGCCACAGGCACAGTTACTTTCCGTGTTCCTTTGTACAATGCTCAAGATTTTTATATTTTAATGCCCATTGTTGCCAGCGTGGATGCGGCAGTCACATTTAAATATACCGACATACAAAACCGTTTGCTCAGTGATTTTTTAAACGCATACAACGACGGCATAGATGGCATTAATAATCAGCTACAAAATAAAACTTTAATATTCATTGGCAACGATGAGGATGATGTGCATTGGACTACTCCTAGTGTAGATCCAGCATACACCAGTCTAGATGTGTCCAGCATCCGCCCCGGAGATGTGATTGCTGATGCCACTCGTGTCTCTGCTTGGAAAATTAACTTGGTGGCCATCGACAGCGCCGGTACAGACTACATCATACAACTTTCTGCAGAAACACCCGTATCTCCGAGACAAAAAGTTTTCATCAGCTCAGGAAAAACCTACGCATCCAATCAATTTTGGTTGAATGATAATCTACGTTACAACTCGGTGCCTGCTATCACGGCAAACAAAAATATCTTGTATTATCAAGACAGCGCCAATCCAGGATTCGTTGGTGAAATCAGAATAATCAACAATACGTCAGATCCAATCCTGATTGATGAACAAATCATTGGTCAAGTTGGTTATGCCAGTCCCAATGGTGTGGTGTTTACCAACGGATTAAAGATTCAATTTGATAGCCTGGTTTCCCCAATCAGCTATCACAAATTTGAATATGTAAACTACAATACCTGGTTGACAGCCATGGCAGCCATGGAGGCCACAGTGACAGGCACCAGCGGTACAGCGGTTGCTTACAAAAACGAGAAACTGGTTGGCGAGTGGAATGGCACCACAGGCTACAGAATCAGAGAGTGGTATGTGGAAGGTGTGGGCACAGCAATCAATCTGGTTCCAGTGGGTCAAACCACAGTGCCTGAAAGTTATGGATACTTGTTGGACACCACAGCAGATTATATCACAATCAATCGTGGCAGTCGTGACCGCAATCCCTGGGCACGTAGCAATCGCTGGTTTCATAAAGATGTAATCACAGTCACGGCCACCTACAACAACGAGCCAGCCAACTACGGTCCCAACTTGCCAGGTCGCAGACCCATTATTGAGTTTGAACCAGACCTGCAGCTGCTTGATTTCGGACGTCAAGCAAAAAACAGCGTGGACCTGGTATCGTTTGAAGAAACAGATGCATTTGGTATAACCATACCGGCTACCCGAGTTGAAGGACAAGTCACAGCCATAGTAAGCGGTGTCACCCTGGCTCCCGGACACAGAGTCGTATTTGCCAATGACTATGACATCAATGTCAAAAACAAAATTTGGGAAATCACAGTCATTGAAGGCCTGGCCGGACAAAATTACATCAATCTAGTTGCCACCGACGACAACCCTGTGTTGCCTGGCGAAAATGTCTTGGTCACAGAAGGTGCTAATGCGGGCAAAACCTACTATTTTGATGGCAGTGATTGGTTCGAAGCACAGGCCAAAACAGGACTAAATCAAGCACCGCTGTTTGACCTAGTAGATGCTGACGGCTACAGTTTCAATGACGCCACAGTATATCCTGAATCGACCTTTGTCGGAAACAAAATCTTTGGATACGATCCAGGCACAGGAGCAAACAATGATCCAGTACTGGGGTTTCCGTTACGTTATCAAAATTTCAACAACATTGGCGACATTGTGTTCAGGAATTATTACGACACAGAAACATTTACTTACGAAACAAATACGGCCACAGGTACAACCGGATCGATTGATTGCAAAACTGGTTATCTGACTAAAAATTTAAGTCTGACCACAAAAGCCAAATTAAATTCCTGGGTAGTGGGAGCCGAAGACAGCAGTCAATATCAAATTTTTACCAAATTTTTTGACGGTCGAGTGATCGATATCAATGGAACCAATCGTGCTTTTGTGCAGATCGACGTGTTGCCAGCCGCCACCGATTCAATTCCTCATCTCAAAGTTTATAAAAATAATATTTTATTGACCGAAAACACCGACTATGAACTGACCACATATGGCGAGTATGACATTGTGATTTTCCTGACAGATCCTGCTGTCGGCGACAAATTGGATGTGGCCATATACAGCAGTGATGTCAGCAAAGTAGCCTACTACGAAATTCCAAAAAATCTCAGTCAAAATCCACTCAACGAAAGTTTTTCAACCATTGCCCTGGGACAGATTAGAACACACTACAATAAACTGTTAGAAAACACAGCAACCAGTGGTCGCCCAACACAGGACACTTATTTAAAACAACAAAATGGTACCTTGAATCAACACAGCGCCTCGCTGATTTATGCTATGACATTCTTAAATGATCCCATGGTCAATTTTGTCAACGGTATCGATCTGGCCAAAAAAGAATACACCAGATTTAAAAATAAATTTATTAGCCTGTGTTCAAACTTGTCTGGTCTGAATTATAATGATCCTATTGCTGGTGTAGATGCAATTTTACAAAATATCAACAGCGTAAAGAACAGCAGTTTTCCTTGGTACTATTCGGACATGGTGCCACAGGGTGGTAATTATACCACTATCACCTACACAGTGCTCAACGCCAGACAAACCAACTACGAAATTGACAACATTTTTGACATCACACAATTGAGTAATCGTGCGGTACTGATCTGGCACAACGGTACACAATTGGTGCTAGGTCGAGATTATGTGTTCAGCGACACCATACCGGCGGTGATCTTTTCAATTGATTTGCTAGTTGGCGACACCATATTAATTAGAGATTATTTTGATACCGATGGAAATTTTATTCCGGAAACCCCAACCAAGTTGGGTTTATATCCCAAAAGCGAACCACTGATATTTGAAGATACCACTTATCAAACGCCAACTGATGTAATCAGAGGTCATGATGGTAGTCTGATGCCAGCCTTTGGCGATTTCCGCGACGATTTTATTTTAGAACTTGAAAAACGTATCTACAACAACATCAAGGCAGACTACACCAAAAATATTATCAACCTATACGATATTATTCCTGGACGTTTTAGAACCACAGAGTACACGAGAGATGAATTCGTACAAATTCTCAGTAGAAACTTTTTACAGTGGTCAGGAACCAATAATGTAGATTATACCACCAACAGTTGGTATGACGCCAACAATCCTTGGACCTGGAATTATGAAAAATTCACAGACGTTGTGGATGATAAACCCTTGCAAGGGTCATGGAGAGCAATTTACAACTATTGGTACGACACCGACCAGCCCAACTTGGCACCATGGCAAATGTTGGGATTTGGTTTTAAACCTACCTGGTGGGAAACTCGATATGGTCCTGCCCCTTACACACGTGGTAACTTTACCCTGTGGGAAGACCTAGAAACCGGTTATGTATGGAACAATGGTGACTCTTACACTGATGAAAAATTTGCCAGACCCGGTTTGACTGACTTTATTCCAGTAGACAGTGCCGGTAATTTGTTGCCGCCTACAGATATCAATCTGATCAAACAATATAATTTAACTGCCGGCGGTAACAATTACAAAGTTGGACAAGAGGGCCCTGTGGAAACTGCTTGGCGCCGCTCCAGCGATTATCCTTTTGCTGTTCAAACAGCACTGGCCATGGCTAAACCTGCCAACTATTTTGGCACACAATACGACACTTCACAATTTTATGTAAATCCAACCACTGGACAGTTTAGTAACCTAAACAACATAAAAATTAGTCCAGCGTTGACATCTGTCAATGGAGACACCACCAGTGGTACAACAACACGTACCAGTGGTTATATCAACTGGATTGCTGATTATATTAAAAATCTTGGAATCGATCCAATTGAAAAAATCAAAGGATATTTGAATAATTTGGAAGTAAGATTAAATTACAAAGTGGCCGGATTCACTGATAAAAATATATTGACAGTCACAGCAGAGCAAACCACACCTGGCACCACTCGTGCAGGAGTTATTATCCCCGACACCAATTATCAGGTGTATTTAAATAAAAGTATACCAGTATCAACTGCCACATACAGTGCAGTGATTGTTCAACGAACCAACACCGGATACAGCGTGGTTGGTTACGACGTCACAAATCCATTTTTTACAATTCTTCCAAGCCTGGCTAACAGCAAGGCCGAAAACGTCGACGTTGAAGATGTCTCGGTAAAATTATATCAGGATTTCACGAAGCGATCCATGATTGTACCATATGGTACAACCTATTCAAACATTCAACAGTTGGCAGATTTTTTGATCAGTTATGAACGCTATCTTGAAAGTGTGGGTTTTGTGTTCGATCAATTTGATCAAGACTTACAGGCAGTTAGAAATTTTAGAACCAGCGTTAGAGAATTTTTGTATTGGAGTCAACAGGGATGGGACATTGGAACCATCATTGTATTGAATCCAACATCTGATAAATTGACTTTAAAAACTAACGGAACCATAGTTGACGAAATCACCAACACAAATAATTCAGGCCGAGTCCTGGATCAAAATTTCTTGCCTATCAAAAACACAAATTTTAATCTGATCAGAACAGAAAATTTAATTTCGGGAAATTTATTTGGCATAACCACGCTCAACGGCACAGGTATATGTTTTGCTCAGTTGAATTTGATTCAGTATGAACATGTGCTGATATTTGACAACGAAAGCGATTTTGGTGATATCATATATGTACCATCGCAGGGCGTTCGTCAATATCGATTAAAATTAGCTGGGTTCAAGACCGGTGGCTGGACTGGTGCCCTCAGCGCCAGCGGATATGTGTACAGCACAACAAACATCAGGGCCTGGACAACAAACACAGATTACCAAGTTGGGGACATAGTCACATTCAACAACAACTATTACACGGCATTAAATTCAGTTTCAGCCACGGCAAAATTCAATGTGTCGGATTGGGCACAGATTCAAGAGTCCGACATCAAAACAGGACTATTGCCAAGTTTTGGCCTGCAGGCTCAACAAGTAGAAAATATCTACAACATTGATCAGCCTCCCAACAACGAAACACTGCAATTATTCAGTGCTGGTCTGATTGGATTCCGACCAAGAAATTATTTGACTGAACTGGGCATCAGCATACCCAACCAAACCAAATTTTATCAGGGCCTGATCAAAGAAAAAGGCACACTCAACAGCATCACTGCCTTGACCAAAGGCCGCTTCAACAATGTGACAGGTAATATATCCCTGTTTGAAGAATGGGCTTTCAAGGTCGGTGAGTATGGCGACTTGGACGGCAATCAGTTCAAAGAGTTCGTACTGGATCAATCGGTGTTCAACACCAATCCTGTAGCTTTTAATCTAGGCAACACCTACAGCACAGGTAATATTATTATTAATCTGCAGGCCAATGCCAATTTGACCGTGTCAAATGTGTATAATTCCAGTAATTTAAACAATGTCGGCACTTCAATATACAGCAACAGAAACAACAACTTTTACATCAACGATTTACCCACAGCCGGGTATGTGCACCTAGATGACACAGATTTAACTGTGTTTGATATTATTGAGTACGATCAAAACCCCGACATAGGCATTGGCAGTAAAATATGGACAGCCAAGGATACCGGGGGGCAGTGGAATGTGTATCGTGTTACTGAAACAGATATCAGCGTTACCACACTGACCTATGTGCTTGACGATTATGTTCAACTGCTGTTTACAGACGCTCATCCTTTCCAAGTTGGCGATTTGTTGGCAATCAAAGGATTCAATGTTGAATATTTTGACAATTCAATTTTGCAAAATTTCAACACCAATTACGACAACATCTATCAGGTCACCGATGTGATCAATAATTTACAAGTCACTGTACAAATTAAAAATGCCGACACTCTTGGCAAACTTATTGCCACAAGTCCAGTGACCAGCCAGGCAACAGTTTACAAGTTGATTTCAATGCGAGTTCCAACAGTTTTGCAACTTGGTGCCCTGACACCTCTGTATGGATGGAACAACAATGACCGTGTTTGGGCAGATGTAGCCACAGCAGATCAGGGTTGGGGAGTGTACTCTTTTAATCAGGCCTGGCCAAATGTCAACTCAGCCAATGTCACAGCCAACACCAGTGTAGCCAATGACTATTTTGGCAGCCAAGTTGGTTTAAGTACAACAGCACAGTATCTTTATGCCAACAATCCCGCACAAAAACAAATACAGATTTTTGCCAATACGGCTGGAAATTATCAATCAAATGTGACCATTGCCAACGCCGAAGTCAAATTTGGTCAGAGTCTGGACTCACAAGGAAACCTATTGGTTGTAACAGCCAACAGCAACGTTTACATTTACAGACACAACGACACAACCACTGCCAACACCATGTCTGTGCCCTGGGTGCCAAACGCATTTCCAACTCTGGGCACAACCTGGACTGCCAACACTGTGATTGCTCTCAACACACAGATCAACAACGGATCAAACACCTTTGTGACCACGGGCAATGTTTACGCCGCAAATTTTGCCAATGTATTGGCCAATGTGAGACAAGTGGCCTTTATCCCTGAAAATTCCATTATCACTTATTCAGGAAACACTTATGTTACCCTGAGCAATGTGTGTCCAGCCAACGTGTTCTTGGTCACAGACGATGAAAAATTTGCTGCTATAACAAGCAATGTTCGTTTGGTTGATTTGACAGCTGGCAACGTTCAATTGCTACAGCTTATTAGCATGGCCAACATGGCCGGCAACATTTCCAGCGTTTCTGTCAGTACTGATAAAAAACAAATATATGTGGGGGGCAACAACAGGGTTGAAGCCTACACAACAACCAATGGCAACTGGGCCAACATCAAATACACCTGGGCCAATGCAGTCACAGGCACCGGATCATTTGGCAATGTGATCAAAACCAACGACACTGGCAGTCAATTGTTTGTGGGAGACTCACAAGCAACCAACACTTATACTCAAAATGGCAACGTGTACTATTACACAACCAACCTGACAACCAATGTAATATCACTGACACAGACCTTGACTAGCGGATATAAAAATCAAGGGGCACAGTTTGGACACAAACTTGATATAGATCTCACCGGAGCCAATCTGTTTATCAGTGCCCCGGGATCATTGCTTCCTAATTATTATTATGGTGTAGTTGAACACTGGGCCAACGTCGGCGGCACCTATGTGCGTCAGGCCAATATAAGCCGCCCCCGAGACCAAGCAGGATCATTTGGAACTGCAATCAGAGTCAGCACCGATGCCAAATTTTTGGCTGTGGGCAGTCGTGGCAGTGCCAGCGAAGAAACAACTGTGTTTGATGATTCGGCCATGGTCATTGACAATAACAGTACCAAATTTATTGACAGCATCGTGGCCAGTGGTAGTGTGTATGTGTTTGAACCATTGATCAACTTGGCCAACACCACAGAAATCGCCTATTCGTTCACACAAGAATTAGAAACAGGCAGATACGCACAACTAAGCACCGGAGACGACTTTGGTGCTGCAATAGACATACGGTCGGGATCTTTGGCAGTGTCAGCACCAAATGACAATTCAAATGCTGGTATAGTTTATACCTTTAGTAATCCAACCAACACTCCAAGTTGGTCTCTGACCAGAAGCCAGCAGGCCATAGTAGATATTGACAGCGTTAATAGAACATTTATCTATAACAAAACAGACAACAACATAATTGCAGCTTTGGATATCATTGATCCAGTCAAGGGCAAAATTTTAAATAGTGTGTCCAATGACATCGATTACAGGATAGATCATGATCCTGCCACGTACAATGCCGGCACAGGTAAAATACAGTCCGATTACCACTGGGGACCACAGCAGGTTGGGCGTATTTGGTGGAACTTGGATAACTTACGATACATAAGTTATGAGCAAGATGCCTTGATTTATAGATTAAATCATTGGGGAGACCGCTTCCCTGGCAGCCAGATTGAAATTTATGAGTGGGTAGAAAGTTCTGTATTGCCCAGCGAATATGTAACCAGTGGCCAGTCAGGAACACCATTGCATGCCGATGATTCAGCCTACAGTACCTCGGGTTATGTAGATCAGTCGGGAGCAGTGAAAGTCAAATACTACTTCTGGGTGTCCAACAAAGATCAGGCCAACACTCGTGCCGGTAAACAAAACAGCGTGATTGCCATTGCATCAGCTATTACCAACCCACAAAATCAAGACATCCCTTACGCCACGGTGTTGCGTGAAGATACCATTGCACTCTATAATGTTAAAAACTTACTGGTTGGAAAAAACAGCGTGTTACATCTGGGTAGCCGCAACCAAGAGGCTGGACTGATACACAGTGAATATGCTCTGGTACAAGAAAAAAGTTCAAACAACCAGTTGCCAGCTAACATTGTAAACAAAATGATTGACAGTCTTTGTGAAGAAGATGCCGCTGGAAACATGGTACCAGATCCGGGTCTTCCAGTCAGTCAGCTTTACGGAATTGAAATTCGCCCCAGACAGACCATGTTTGTTAACCTCGTCGGTGCACTTAAGAATTTCTTTACGCTGGTCAATGAAAAATTATACTATTATCCAGTGGTTCAACGCAAAGTGTTGACCTTGCTCAACAGCCAAGAATCTCCTCCCAACCCAATAACAGGCCAGTACGATTTGGCAGTAGACACCAAAGATGAACTGTCTTACATCTCCACTGGAGAATTATCTGCAGGTTATAAAGTGTTGGTGCTTGATGATCCGGCCAATCTTGGTAAATGGGCAATTTATTCTTGGACTGGTACTGCTTGGCAAATACCCGCCGACGGTACACGTCCGCTGCCCACTGGAGCATATGGCAACTGGGTACAGGCCTACAAAACCAATCTGTACTGGAATTACATTGACTGGTATGATGTTAGTTTTGACCCCACAACCACGGTTAATACCACAGTAACAGACAATTTAGAATTTGGAAAATTAACTTTAGTTGCTGACACCTATATCAAGGTGTTGAATGCTGGCAATGATAAGTTTGCCATATATTACATCAACAGCAATCTAGATCGTGTGACAGTGGGACTTGAAGATGGCACCATTCAATTCCCTGATGAATTAAAGACAGCCCCAGTTGACAAAATGTTTCACAAAGAACTGCGTCAAATTTTGTTGAGTATCAAGGACGAAATATTTATTGATGACCTGGCCGGCGACTTTAATGGAATCTTTTTTGCCATGGTCAAATATGCTCTGATTGAACAAAAAAATATTGATTGGGCATTTAAAACGTCTTTTATCAGTGCCACACAGTATATTCGTAAACTGGAACAATTTGCAAGTTACATCGCTGACGACCAGGACTTTTATCAAGAATACATCAACGAAGTCAAACCTTATAGAACTATTTTACGTGAGTTTAACATCAACTATCAGCGTGATGATCAATTTGGCGGAGACATCACCGACTTTGATCTAGCACCATATTGGGATAGCAATATCAATGTGTATCGCAGTCCCAGTGGCGAACAAAATTATGACACAGGATTATTAAACAATCGGGTTTATTATGACTGGAAAAACAATTACACCTATGGTGTGGTTGATGTGATAGTGGGTGCCGGAGGATCAGGTTATGTAACAGCGCCACAAATCATCATTTCTGGTGGCGGCGGCACAGGAGCCAACGCTGTAGCTCAGATCAACGGACTCGGTCAATTGTCTAATGTCACTGTGGTCAGTGCTGGCACAGGATACACCAGTAGCCCTACTGTGATAATTAACGGTACGGGCACAGGTGCTGTGGCCACGGCCGTATTACGCAATGTGTTTGATGGCAATGATCAAGGACACAATGTGGTCCGTAGTATCAAAACCAATATCAAATTTGATCGACTAACCTACGACATCAAGCGTCCTGCACAGTGGGCCAATGCTATTCCGGAGTCGTCTGGCCTGACCAATGCCA